TGGCGAGCAGGAGACAGGGCACCAAGCGGCCCGGACCGGCAGAACCGACCATCCGGGCCAGCTCCAGGATCCACCGACACATGATTTGACATAACAATCATCGTATCTAGTCATCGCATAGGCTGGAGTCGGCGTAGAGATCAGGCTGCACACCGCGAGCAAGACGGTAGCGACGCCCCCGCCAATCGCTTGCCACGACTTTCCCAGCAGCGTACGCAGCTGCTCCCCGCGCTTCGTGCCTTCGGTCGTCTGTAGCGTGGCTCGCACCAGTTCCTGCACCGGGTCTTCGCCTGCAAAGCCCGCTAGCCGTGCTCGGTCCGCCGGCACGCACGTGCGCTTGCCCATCTTCCATTCGCTGACCGTGCTTTGCGCCACGCCGAGGACCTTCGCCAGCTTGTATTCGCTCCCGACGCGCTGACCCGCGCGCACTACAAGGTCGTGTACTTCCAAATTTGTGATTGACATAGCTCAGCCATTCCCGTAACGTCCATGCATCGCACTTTTGCGATGCATTACCAAATCTGGGGTTGATTATGGGTCTGAGCTCTTCCGCCGTCGAGCGTTCTGAGTATCGGGAAGCTGTTGTTGAGGCGGTGTCGCGCGGTATCTGCGTCGGCCTCGCCTGGGCGTTGCCGCTGATCGTGCTCGGCATTGCTTGTTTCGCATGAACGCGGCGCTATGGCTGTCCGTCACCGGAGGCCATAACGCCGCGCTCCTGCGGTGCCTACTCACAAGGCAAACCATGCAAACCGTTCTCGAAATCCTGCTCGTCAACTCCAAAGACGGCACCTCTAAGAAAACCGGTCAGGCGTTCTCCATCAAGGAAGCGCATTGCGTCCTGCGTGACACCGCTGGCAAGGCTGGCGCTGTCGGCGTGCTGACCGTCCCCAAGGCCCTGGAGGCTGTCGCCAAGCCCGGCCTCTATACCGCGTCTTTCACGCTCGACGCGCCGACCTACGGCCCGGACCAGGGCAAGGTCGTCGCGACGCTCGCCGGCCTCGTTCCCATCGAAGCCAAGCAGCTGCGGCCGATGCCTGCGGGGGCCTGATGGACGGGCAAGACGACGTCCGTATGTTCTGCGGCGGGTGCGGCTTGGTCTTCGGCCTGGACGACATTGACGACATGGACGACGTCCAGTGCCCGGACTGCCAGTCGCGGGACGTTGACGGCCTCGGGGACGACTGATGCGGGTTCTCATTTGCTCCATCGACGTCGATCCGTGTCCGCCGCAGAACGTCCAGACGTTGTCGCTTGCCGACTCCATCGACCCGGCGCTCTTTGGCATCACTCCGGAGCGCATGGCCTACATCTTCTCGGGTGGGCTCGGGATGGTGCTGTCGTTCTGGGCCTTGGGCCTCTGCGTCGGCCTCGCCGTCGGTTTGATCCGCAAAGCGTGATTTCAGCGGGGGCCGCGCCAGCGTCGTGAGACGTCGCGTGTCCTCCGGTGCAATTCCGCACCGTCCAACCTGGAGCTTTCCATGCACAAGCTGCAAAACCTGTCCGTCCGTCTTCGCCAGTCCGCCGCCGCCAAGCTGGCGATGGTCGGCACCGTGGCCCTCGCCACTGCCACCAGCGCCATGGCGCAGACGGCTGACGGCCCCTTCGATGCCTTCTTCGATGCCATCGGCCTGTCCGGCGTCACCGCCAAGGTGGTGGCCGTGGGCGTGCTGATCGTCGGCATCGCCCTGGCGTTCAAGGGTCCCGACCTCGCCAAGCGCGTAGTGCGCAAGGTCTAAGCCGTGACTGCCGGAGCCCTCGTCGTTCTGTTCTGGGCCGTTATTGCCTTGCTCGGGGCGATGTGCGGCTTCGCATTCATCGGTGGCCTAGGGCGAGTGTTGCTGCTCGTCCTGGCCGTTTTCTTCTCCTTCTCTCCCGGCGATGCTGCTGCGCAGGCTGTCGCCAGCGATACCGCGTTCGACCGCTTCATGCAAAAGGCAACCGGCGCGGGTAAGACTTCCGTCGAGTTCGCTAGGGACGGCACGCCCGTTGCCTCCGCTGGTGTTCCGAGCGCTGCCCCTGACGGTGGGTCCGGGATCAAGGTCAACCAAACCGGCAATCTGCGCAATCCCAGCGGCAACCCCGTTCCTGTTGCTGCTACGGGCCGCGTTTCCAACGCTGCTGCCGCTGCTGCGATCGGGCGCTTTCTTGGCCGTGCCTTGCCTGTGGCGAGCGCCGCTGCTGCTGGTTACGAGCTGCTCAAGGAATTGAACATCGTTCGGAATCAGGCTGGTGATGAGGTCACCTTCGATCAGACGTCCATCAATTGGTATGGCTACGTCAGCATCTGTGGTCGTGGGTCTACCACCATCAACAAGACGTACGGCACTCCTTCTCAGCTCGCGGCTGCGTGCACCGCTGCTTTCGTCGATGGCACCACTCGTCCCGGCCTTGCTGTCACTTGCACTGCGCCCGGGAACTACGTCGTTGGGCAGGTCAGCGCTATCGACTGCGGCGGTCCGGAGATCTTCGTGCGCCCGACCATCTACCCCGAGGGTTCCAAGACTGACGTTCGGCGTCTGAATGAACAGGGCCTCATTGACGCCATCGCGTCTAAGTCTGGCTGGCCGACCACCAGCGCAATTGCTCGGGCCGCTGTCGAGGCCGCCAACGGCCTGCGCGAGCCGCTTTCCGTGTCTTCTCCCACTGTCTCCGGTCCCGCCAGCACCCCCGGCCCAGCGCCTACGGTCAAGCAAGAGCCCAACGCCGACGGCTCGACAAAGACGACGACGACGTCCGTGGTTCATAACCACAACTATCAGGGCAACACTGTCACCACCACCAACGTGACCACGATCAACATCACCAACAACGGCGCTGCCGGCGTGAACAAGGTTGACACGGTCACCGAGACCCCGCCGGCAGAGGCGGCTTCTGTCGATACTCCCCTCCCCGCTCAGCCGAAGCTCTATGAACGCAAGTTCCCGAATGGGCTCGTTGGTGTGTGGACGACCCGCAAGGCCGAGCTGAGCGCGTCGCCACTGCTCTCCTTGGCGTCTACCTTGATGCCCAGCATTGCGCCCACTGGCACCTGTCCGGTCTGGATGCTGGACCTGAATTTCGCCGGCACTCCCTGGCAGTTCGGTGCTTATGACGTTGCGCCGGCCTGTGACCTTTGGAAAGTTGCGGCCGCTATCGTCATCGTGAGTGCCCTCCTGCTGGCGCGCGCGCTTGTCTTCGGAGGTTGACCGTGGGTGATTTGTTCTCCGCCCTCTTTGCGAAGGTCGCCGCAGTCGTCAAGTGGTTCTCCGATCTGTTCGTGGCGGTCTTCACCGCTGCCTACGATCTGCTGCGGGACGTTCCCGCGTGGTGCTTCGATCAAGTCCTCTCGGTGGCCGTTTCCGCTGTCACTGCGCTGGACACGAGCGCCCTCAGCAACGCGGCTGCCGGCGGTTGGGGTTCGATTCCCGCCGAGGTCTCCAACATCCTGAGCCTTCTCGGTGTCGGGACCGCGATCACCATCATCACGGCTGCCATTGGCGTGCGCCTGGTGCTGCAGCTCGTTCCGTTCACGAGGCTTGGCTCATGATCAACGGGCTAGAGGGGATCCCCGGTAGCGGTAAGTCGTATGAGGCCGTCGTGTACCACGTGTTGGCGGCGTTGCAGAAGGGCCGGCTTGTCGTGACGAACCTTCCCCTTGTGGTGGAGATGTTCGGCGCCATTGACCCCGCGTATCCGGCTCTCATTGAGCTGGTCTACCGGCCAAAGCCGATCCTTGGCACCTGGGACGCTTCGCGCGTCGATGGCAAGGGCAACGGCAATGCTTTCGAGCTGTGGCCCGATGGCGCGCCCCCTGCCGATCAGGGACTCGAGCCGTCGCTTCCCGAGCTGGTTCAAAAGGGGCGTGTCCGTCTTCGTGGCCCTGATCCTGAGCGCATTCCCTCTGACGTTGTCTTCGGTGGCGTGTGGGACTACTACCACACGTGGAAGCATCCTGAGACCGGCCAGGGTCCGCTCTTTGTCATTGATGAATGCCACGTTCCGCTCCCCAGCGGCGCCACCGATCCCCGGGTGGTCGAGTGGTTCAAGTTGCACCGGCACTTCAACGCAGACGTTCTGCTGATGACGCAGTCGTTCCGCGACATGAATCAGCCGATTGCGCGCCTGATCGCCATGCTGATTCGGTGCCGCAAGGCCGACATCCTGGGCAAAAAGGATGTGTACATCCGCAAGGTCCACTCCGGCTATCGCGGAGCGGTCATCTCCACCGAGGAGCGGCCCTACAAGCCGCAGTTCTTCCCGCTCTATCGCTCGCACACGCAGGGCAACAGCGTGGCCGAGTCAGCTGCCCAGGACGTCGCGCCGCTCTATGTCAAGGTGCAGCGGCTCAAGTGGGCCGTGCTCGCTGTGGGCGGCGTCCTCACGGTGTGGGCGTGGTGGCCGGAGGGCAAGTCTGCGTCTGCTCCTGCGAAGCCTTCTTGGCTGGTCGAGGCTGAGAAGCACCGCGGCAAGCCGCTGATTCCCACCGCGGCTGACGTCCCGACCTCCCCTGACGCTGCTGCTAAGAAACTGGCTGTTGTTGCCCCTGGTGCGTCCACCAATGAGCAACCCTCGGGCGCCGTTGGTGGTCCGATTCCCGAGCCGTACGGGACTAAGGGCCTGCACCTCAATGGCTGTCTCACCATGGGCCGCGTGACGCGCTGCATGGTCACGATTAGCCAGAACGGTGCCGTCGTTTCCACCACTAGCAACAGCGAGCTTGAGCGTGTCGGCTACGTCTTCAAGGCGTTAGGCGATTGCGTGGCCACGGTGCAATGGCTGACCACTGTCCGCACGATCACCTGCGATTCCCCCTCGATCACGGTCGCCTATCAGCCCACGGCGGCTGCGGCTCCCGCTGCCAAGTGACGCTGCTCTCTGGGGACAACTACGGGGCCCCTGAGAGGCGAATAGCCTCGCGTGCGCAGCACCAGGGGTCTGGGGGTATGGGGGCGGACAGCCACCATGTTGGACCCTCGTTCACCCTGTGCCGGTTGATGTGCGGCCGGGCCGCTCGCCGCGAGGGGCCCCGCTCGCGGGGATACGCGGCGAGCGAAGCGAGCCGCTAATTTATTACTAGAACACTTTGGAACAGAGCACAGGCGAGGCCTGAAAAAGTGAACCCGGCGACGGCTGCAACCGACCCGGGTTCGTGACTCACTAGCGAGAAGGGGTGCTAGCGAATGCATCGGATAGTAGACGGAATTCTGTTTGAAGGTAAGCGCCTTGAGGACGCCTGGGATGTCTCCGTGTGGGAGAGTAACGGCCATCGCGAGCTGTCCGCCCGTGCGGTGGTCGAGTGGCGCGAGTTGGGTCCCGTGCCGGTCCTCGATTGGAGTTCTAGGCCCCTGGGCGAGCTGGACCCGGTTGCCGACGCCGACCTGATCGAAGAGAAGCGTCAGCGAGCCCTCAAGAAAGCCGCACAACGCGCGCAAACGGCTTGCCGTAGGGTCATCAAGGCCGAGGGCTTTAACGAGCTTCTAACGATCACCTATCGCGAGAACCAGCAGGATCGCGAGCTGTGCAAACAGCATTTCAAGGAATGGGTGCGCCGGATGAAGGCTGCGCTAGGTGGCACCTTCCGCTACTGCGCCAGCTTTGAGAAACAGGCTCGCGGTGCCATGCACGTCCACGTGGCCTGCCACAAGCTGCCGAAGCACGCGCGCCGCAATGGCATGAAGGTCCACGGCTGGCGGCTCGGCACCGAGATTTGGCGGTCTATCGTGGGCAAAGACAACGGCCTGGTGTTCGTGGGCGGCAAGCCTAAGCAAAAAGGCGGTAAGCGCCTCACCCGCAGCCCGGCCAAGATGGCGCAGTACGTGTCGAAGTACATCATGAAGGACTTCGCAGACGCTCCCGAGGAAAGCAACCGCTACAGCCGCTCCAACGGCGTCGATCTGGGCACGGTCCAACGCATGCGGCTGTGTGGTGTCTCGATGGCCGATCTGATTTCGGTTGCCTTCGAATGCAAGGATGGCGACGTCATCGTGTCGCACCGCCTGGGCGACTTCAAAGACACCTACTGGCTGTGCACGGAGCCGGAGACAGTACAAAATAGCTCATGAACTACTGGTTGTCGCGGGAAGTGCTCGCTTGGACGCCGGATGTCGCGAGTTGGACCAGCACGGATCCTGTCAGAGCTAAGCGGCCATACGAGATACTGGCGCATGCTGAAAGCGTCCTTGCGAACGCTCAGACTGCCCTCGCCCTCTCAGACGCCATCCTTGCACTCAAGCGCGTCATCGATAGCAGGCTTAGGCACCTTGATGAGCTGTACCGATTCTCCGCCCGCTTTCCAGGAAACAAGGTTGGGGCGCTAGAGCGGTTAGAACAGGTAGGGCTCGCCAAGCCGTTCGTGGTCAAGCAGTTATTCGAAATCAGAAACGACATCGAGCATCGTGATCTACCGCCGCCGAGCTTGAACAGGGCCAAAGAACTGGTGGACGTGGCTTGGTACTTCCTTCGTGCAACAGACCAGCCTTGTAGGTGTTGGCCCCGAGAGCTAACGCTTCGTTCGGACGCACTTGACGGCAACGGGGATAAGCCGTGGATCATCATGTGTCCGCCGTCCTCACCTTCCGGCATGTTCCGGGTTTCTGGGTGGGTGCCGCCGCAATTGATCGGCCGAGAAGACGCCGGTGGCTCAGTCGAAGTGCGGCCGCTGCCTGAGACGCAGTTAAATCCTCTCCGTGATGGGCAAACCCATGTTTTTGGGGATGCGTTCATGTCCCCAGATACGCAGAGGGAAGTGTGGCGGTTGGCTTTTGCCGGTTTGGACTAGCTGCGTGATCCAAGGTAGTCTGATTGACGGATTCACATTTGTGGGCAGTGGGCGACAGTCCTGCAGCGGTGTCTCAACCCTTCCTCCCTGCTCACCGCTCTTCGCCCCCAGCTTTGCCGCCGGGGGTTTTTTCTTGATGGACTCGGGCGTTCGCAGTCGAACGGATGTGGATGTCTCGTCGACGCGGGCGACATCCCAAGGTCTTTGAGGAGCTTTTATGTTGCTGTTGAATGAAGGCAGGCGGCCGCTACTTGATTTCCTGCGCAACCTCACTCCTCAGGCCCTGCTTGTGTCCACAGCGATCGTCCTGGCTGACGATCTTGACTTCCGTAGAGTCGATTTCGGCAACTGGTTCCAGACTGGAGCCGTCTTCCTATGTGCTGCCTTCGCCCTGTTGGCTTTCTTCGCCAACATGGACCTATTCATCGATGGTCTTCTCGACGGGCTTGCGAGTTATTCACGTGTCGCACGCCGACTACGGCGACGCGGAGTCGCGCCCAGGGCCGCTACTCTGGCCACGTTGAGGATGATTTTCCGACAGCGTCCAACTCTCTTCTTGGACTATGTGGCCACGGTTACTTTGCTCAATGTCGCGTGGGTCGCTATCGCACTCGCTGCGATCTCTGCTTCCAGAGCTGCCCTTCGGTGATCGAGTCACTCGTGCGCGATTGTGGCCCCGGTACTCGGAAGCGCCCGCTAGGGACGTGACGGCCGGCTGCGGCTTGCTTGTTGCCTAAGCTTCGCCAGCAGCCGGTCTGCGCGTTCCCTCTTCTCGTTCGCTGCCTTCGCAAGTTCTGCGACTCGCGGATCGGAAGCGAGTTGTCCGATCCGCGCGAGTTGCATTTCGGCTTCTGTTGCGTCGTTCTCGGCCTTGTGCCATTCATGCAAGAGTTCGGTGAAGTCAGACTGTTGCATGAACTGGATTGTGCGCCAAATGACTGAGGCGTTGTCGCTTAGAGCCCATCAAATGGAAACGGCCCCGAAGGGCCGTTCGTGATAGTCTTTAGCTGTCAGCGTGCCGGTGCGATTCGACAATATCAATCATCGTATCTAGT